GAGCATTACAAAGAACACGCTGCTGGCCATGAATTGCATCATCATGAGATTGAACATTTGCACAAGCACCAGAAACATATGGCACATGGTGGTCATATTCACAAGCATCACAAATAAGAGGCTATCATGGCTAGACACAAAGCAAAGCGATATGACGGTGAAGATGGTTCATTGGTAACCCCCAAAAGGGTAAACATGGACAATCCAGATTCATACAATGTTCCTATGCCTTTGTCTGAAGAAGAGGCTGCAAGCAATTCTTATAACCGCGAGATGGGTGATAAGTACAGTTCTCAAGCAAGCGATACAGAGCCAGAAGGCGCATCCAATGTAAGAGAAACTACTACGATATCCAGGCCATCCCCCAAAAAGGTTGTAGTCACTAAAGAGCAGCTTGCAGCGTCTGGTTATGATAATTTACGAGATTACCTCAACGCCCAGAAACGAGGCACTTCTTCTGGTCCATCGACGTATCAAGAAATGTTGCGTAATGCACCTTCTGATACGTCAGATATGGCATTAAAAGCTTTAAAAGCAAATGCAGCTAGTGAAGCGGCTAAGATGATGGACTTAGAAAAAGGCGTGAGCAGAGGTAGAAAGAGTACTAGCCCAATGGCTCCTAAAACTACTCAAGGCGCTACACGCAAACCTTATAGTCCAGGATCATTAAGCACCTCTTATCCGGGTTCAAAGTTTTCCAAAGGCGGCAAAACATCCGCATCCAAGCGAGCTGATGGTTGCGCTACCAAAGGCCATACCAAGGGTAGAATGCTATGATGTCTAGCCGTGGAATGGGAGCTATTAACCCATCCAAAATGCCCAAAGCAAAAGTTAAAAAGCGCCGTGATGACACGGACTTTAAGCAATTTCGCAAGGGTGGCAAGATAAAAAAGTTTGCAGAAGAGGGGTTGGTGCAATCAGATGAAGGTCCAGTAGCCCAAGATAAATCTGAATTTATTCCTGAAGATCAATATCAGCGGAGTAAATATGTAAGTATGCAAGCCCCTGTTCAGTCCGCAGAAGATTTACCAGATGTATCTTTAAAATACAACCCTAAATACGTTGCTTTAGCCAAAAACTATCAAGGCTTGGGAGGTAGGTTTAGTTTAAATAAACCATTAAGCCCCACTTCAAACATAGAAGCATACTTAGATACCAATCTATCTAATGCTAAAGGTCAAGGATTAACGGGTAGGGGAACAGGTTTTGGGGTGAATTTCTCAAAACAGTTTGATGGGGGTGGTGAAATTGGCTTGTATGCCAACATTCACAAGAAGAAAGAACGCATCAAGCGTGAAAAAGCAGAAGGAAAACCTGTAGAGCGTATGCGTAAACCGGGCACTAAGGGTGCTCCAACAAAACAAGCTTTTATAAAATCAGCTAAGACAGCTAAAAAATGAGTACATCTGGCACAACATCGTTTGACATGGACTTCACCGAGGTGGCTGAAGAGGCGTGGGAGCGTGCTGGAAGAGAAATGAGAACCGGTTATGACCTACGAACAGCTCGTAGATCAATGAACCTAATGACCATTGAGTGGCAAAACCGTGGTATTAACATGTGGACAATTGAGCAGGGTTCTTTTACCTTGACTCAGGGGCTAAACACCTACCCTTTGCCTACAGATACTATTGATTTGTTAGACCATGTCATTAGAACCAACGCAAATAGCACAAGTAATCAGTCGGATTTGACGATTACTAGGATTAGCGTGTCAACTTATGCCACAATTCCCAATAAATTAACGCAAGCTAGGCCCATTCAGGTGTGGGTACAGAGATTATCTGGCGAAACAAACCCTTTGTACGATCAAACTGGTACTGCAGTTACCCTTTCTTCGTCAATAGGCACTACAGATACCACAATTACCATTAGTTCTACGGTAAATTTAGCTGCACAAGGCTACATTACCATAGATAGTGAAACCATTTATTACCAATACATCTCTGGTAATCAATTATTGAACTGTTCTCGCGGGCAAAACAATACGACTGCAGCTATACATACATCAACCACAGCAATTAACGTTGCTCAACTGCCAGCAGTAACAGTTTGGCCTACTCCAGATGGATCGCAAACCTATACATTTGTCTATTGGCGTCTTAGACGGGTTCAAGATGCAGGCGGAGGGGTAAATACCTCGGACATGAACTTCAGGTTTCTGCCATCATTAGCTGCTGGCCTAGCCTATCATATAGCGACCAAAGTGCCTGAGTTAGCACCCAGGATTGATATGCTTAAAGCGCAGTATGATGAACAATTTAATCTAGCGGCAGGTGAGGATCGAGAGAAAGCAGCCATTCGGTTTGTGCCTCGTCAGCAATTCATAGGCGGGGGTAGTCCGTAATGAGTAATCGTTTCGCATCAGGCAAGTATTCGATTGCCGAATGCGATCGATGTGGGCAAAGGTACAAGCTAAAACAGTTGAAGTTTGAGGTCATAAAGACTAAACTATATCAACTGAAAGTATGTGATGAATGCTGGGATCCAGATCAGCCGCAGTTGCAATTGGGCATGTTTCCAGTTGATGACCCGCAGGCAGTTCGTCAGCCTAGGCCAGATCTCTCATATGAGGCTTCTGGATTGGATATCTTGGGTTATCCTGGTGGAGGTTCACGGGATACACAATGGGGTTGGAATCCTATTGGCGGGTCGTCGTTAAATGATAGTGGTTTAACGCCGAACAATTTGATAGCAACAACGTATGTTGGAACAGTGACTATTTCTTAGGAGTTGATATGGACAAGAAAACAGTTAAACACATTGCTGACGTAGAAGTACACAAGCATGAAAAAAAGATGCATCATGGCAAAGTTAGCAAACTTGCCAAAGGCGGTATTGCTGGTGTATCAGGTGAATCTATGAAGGCGCAAGGCCGCAACATGGCCAGAGCGAATAACCAGAGGGGTCGATAATGCCTACTCAAATGAAGCCTACCACTAAAAATAGTCCTGCTATTGTTCGACCAAAACATGTGAATAATGGTGATGCATCAATGTATGCTGAGCCACATCACATGAATGGCAAAAAGTTCAATGTTGGCGCCATTGAAAAGAATCCTGACAATCCAGATATTGGTTTAGCTGTAAAAATGCCTTATCGCCACAATGCAACACCTTTAAATGGCGGTGTTTCAATTGGTAATATGGATGAGATCAAGACAACTGGTGAAGAGACCAGAGGTAATGGTGCTGCAGAGCGTGGAAGAATAGCTAGAGGACCAATGGCTTAATATGTTTTATAGTGAACTGGTCACTGCTGTAAACGATTACATCGAGAATAATTTCCCGACGCTTGACCTCAATCGTATGATTGAGCAATGCGAGCAGAAGATTTATAACACTGTTCAACTACCAAGCTTACGCAGAAATGTAACGGGTACTTTAACTACGGGCAATCAATATCTATCATGTCCGGCAGATTTGTTGTCTATTTATTCTTTGGCGGTATACCCTGTTGATGGATCATCTAATAATCAATTGTTTTTGTTAAACAAAGACGTAAACTTTATTCGTGAAGCTTATCCTGATTCGGCAACTAGAGGTCAGCCAAAGCACTATGCCATCTTTGGACCGCAGTCCAGTAATGAATCTTATTTATCTCTAATTATTGGGCCAACACCCAATTCAAACTATAGCGCTGAACTTCATTATTACTATTATCCAACATCAATTATTCAATCTGCAATCAGTACTTTATCAATTACTGTAGCTGGATCGGGGTATACAAATGGCACTTATTACAATGTTGCTCTTACTGGCGGGACTGGCAATAGCGCTACTGCTACTTTTGTTGTTAGCGGTGGCGTGGTCACATCTGTAACAGTAGTATCAAGAGGATGTTATTTTGTTGTTGGAGATCAGTTATCGGCCACTTTGGGCAGTTCTGGATCTGGAGTTACATTGACGGTGACCGCTGTAAATAATTCCAACGGAGAAACATGGTTAGGTGATAACTTTGATTCAGCCCTTTTAAATGGAACATTATTTGAAGCTGCAACTTACATTAAGTCTGATGCAGATATGATTACCTTATACAAAGGTAGATATACAGAAGCTATGGCTTCTCTCAAGAACTTGGGTGACGGTAAACTTCGTATGGATGCATACCGTGATGGACAGTATAGGCAGCCTGTTGTATGAGTATTATTCAGACCCAAACCACAAGTTTCAAGTCTGAGCTCTACCAGGCTGTCCATAATCTTTTAACGGATACTATTAAGATTGCTTTGTATACAGGTAATGCAAGTTTGGGGTACTCAACAACTGTATATTCAAGTACCAATGAGGTTACTGGAACAGGTTATACAGCCGGCGGAGTGGTTATGACTGGAGTCACGATCAACACTTCTGGCTATGTAGCTTATGTTAATTTTGCCAATGTAGTATTCAACGCATCAGTAACGGCGAGATGCGCTTTGATTTACAACGCCAGTAAAGGTAATAAATCAATCTGTGTAATAGATTTTGGGTCTGACAAAACGTCGTCAAACTTCACTATTACAATGCCAGCAAACACATCAACAGCAGCGTTAATCCGCAGTTCAAACTAGGAGCTATCATGCAAAATGAAAACATTAAACCTACGGAGGCGGCAGCAGTGTCTATAGCCTCTAACTCATCTGTTTCAGAAAACGCCAGCATCACAGGCAACTATACAGTCACTTGTACGGCTGCTGATGGAACTATTCGTTGGCAAGATACATTCAAGAATCTAGTGGTCAACGTTGGTAAAACTGACCTGTTGAACAAGTATTTTGCAGGTACTTCTTATACTGCGGCTTGGTATCTTGGCTTAGTGGATGGTGCTTCTAGCCCCACTTATAACGCTGCTGATACCATGTCTTCTCACTCGGGGTGGACAGAAAATGTTGGCTATTCTCAATCGACTCGTCCTGCTGCTGCTTTTGGGGCCGCTTCTGCTTCTGGTGGTGGCGCTGGCTCTGCTGGTACTGGCACTATTTCTACCTCTGCTACAGCATTTAGTATTAACGCTACAGGCACTATTGCCGGTGCGTTCTTGACCACAAGCAACACCAAGTCAGGCACAACAGGAACTTTGTATTCTGCTGGTAGCTTTACGACTGGTAACCGTTCTGTGTTGTCAGGAGACACATTGAACGTCACCTATACCGCTAACTGCTAAGGATTATCATGGCCGCTAAATTTACTATTGGTGAGAACGTCAAAGTCACACCCGCACCTGTTGATCCTGCTGGCCCAGTCGAGGCTTTGCAGATGGATCCATCGGGTAACATTTATTATCTAATCTCTTGGACTGATGAAAACAATGTAGTCCAAAGCAGATGGTTTAACGAAGATCAGCTTGTTGCGAGCTAATGACTGTCTACAACGCCTCAGTCTCCGAATCCGCTAATAACGGTGGATGGGGGACTACGGCTTGGGGTAGCGATATTTGGGGTGGAACGGCTTCGGTTACCTCTACCCAGTACCCTTCAGGTACATCGAGCGTAACCGTTAGCGAGGGATTCCAAGCCACTTGGGGCGCTAATACCTGGGGTCAGGGAGTCTGGGGAGGGTCATCTTCCCTTGTAGACATAGTGACAGACTACATTAGTTTAAACGGCAATGTGGCTGAAACGGCTACTGTGACGGAATCTGAAAATGCTTCTAGCTTGCTAATAAACGCAATCAGTGAAACGGCTACAGTTACAGATACCATCACGACCAGTTATTTAACAAACGCTATTGTTTCTGAAACAGCTACGGTCACGGATTCGGTAGACCAAACAATTACAGTGGGACTGAGTATCATCGAGG